TAAGCCGCCGTTCCCGTCGCCTTTTCCCTTCATCAGCTTCCCGTAGTTGATGCCATAAGGTGGGTCGGTGATGACGGCATCGACTTTGCCCAGCGTCGGCAGGATGTCGCGGCAATCGCCCAGGTAGAGCGTCGCGTTCTCGATGATGACTTTGTGCATTTAGATCAGTCCGAGTTGCTCTTGCGGCTTCAGCGGCTCGGGCATGAAGAGCGGCCGTTGGTTGTACGCTTGCTCGATGCGGTGGCAGGCGATGTCGAAGGTCGCAGGGTCTATCTCGCAGCCGATGAACTTGCGGCCGGTCCTCATGCAAGAGATGCCGGTCGTCCCAGCGCCCATGTGCGAGTCGAGCACCGTCGCGCCCAGGCGCGTGTAGTCCATGACCAGTGCGTCCATGAGCGCGGTTGGTTTGCCGCCCATGAGTGCCTTATCATTCCATCCAGGCCCAGCGATGTAGCCTCCAGGCAGCGTGCCCCATTTGTGCGCGGCCTTTGTGCGTGCGACGACGATCCAGTCCGTCCAGCTTGACGGCCCGTCGCCCGATAGGCGAATGCTGCGTCCAGGTTGGTAGAACGGCAGCGGCGAGAATGTACAAAGCCCCCGTTGCTCCAACGCTGCGCGCACTTGCATGGCGAGGTTGCTATCGGTCATCCAGACGACCCAGGACACCGACGCAGCGACGTAGGCGTCGGCCAGCGCAAGCACGTCGGCCTGGGTCAGCGCCGAGTAGCCAAGTGTCGAGCGCACAGCGCCGTCGTTGCCAGCGCGCGAGCCAGCGTCGTGCCCGGTGTGGCACTGCTCCGAGTAGGGTGGGTCGGTGATGACGGCGTCGACCTTTGGCAGCGATGGAAGTATCTCGCGGCAATCGCCCAGGTAGAGCGTTGCGTCTCCGACGATGACGGGGCTATTCATTCGATCCTCAGTTGCACGGGTGGTTTAAATGGTTCGGGCTCAAAGAGGGGACGCTGCGCGTAGGCCAGCGCGATTCGTTCGCAGGCGATGTCGAAGTACTTTGGCAGGCGCTCAATCCCAATAAAGCTGCGGCCCAATTGTACAGCAGCAACGCCGGTGGTCCCTGACCCCATGAATGGGTCGAGCACGGTCTGCGGGTTGTTTTTGCATTGCGCGATGCACCAGTGCATAAGCTCGAGTGGTTTTTGTGTTGGATGGACGCGGCCGTCGCCAGTTGCAGCGGCGGTGCTCAGCGATTTGATGCGAGCGTTGGCGTCTTGATTCGTCCAGGCGAACTCGCAGTCGGCGTAGCTGAAGTCGCGGATCATTTTATCCCAGACGAGGTAGCAGCGCGAAGGCGGGAGGTCGAAGTAGTTGCCGCCCCAGAGGATCGCGACCTCGCCCATTGCGACGACCAGTTTGATCAACATGTTATCGGGCGGCGCAGTGTCCCAGCAAACGTCCTCGTAGTAGTCCTTGCTCCATTTCGAGGTGCCGTTGATAAACTTCTTGGACGATGCGCCGATGCCATAAGGCGGATCGGTGATGACCGCGTCGACCTTTGGCAAGGATAAAAGTATCTCAGCGCAATCGCCCAGGTAGAGCGTTGCGTTCCCGATGACCACTGGACTCATGTTGTACCTTCGTTTGATAGCAGCACTAATTTCTTACGCAGCCATCTCGCGCGGCCCGTTTTGATCAAATGTAGCGCAGCTCCGCGCACTTGCAAATAGGTTAGATTGCACCAGCACGCGATATCCATTTCCGTCATCGGTCCTTCGTCGCGCACAGCGCGCTCGACGTGCCACGATGGACCGCGCGGCGCAAGCACCGGCACGCTGCCTATTGAGCGCACATGATAATTTACGCCCATGTCATCGGCCGCAGCCATAAGCTCGTCGGCGTTGTATCCCAGGTGGCGGCAGGCAAGGCCCATCAGGACGCCCACAAAGCGTGGGCCATGCGCTTCATCGCGCGGTGTCAGCCGGTGCGCGGCCTCGTGGAGGATGACCCACGGATTGCGCGCCCAGGTCGGCAGGGTAATGCGGTGGGAATGGTGGGCAATGGCGCTACGCTGGCCCCAGGCGGGCCGTTCGATGGGCGGTGGGGCAACCCTAGCGCGCCCATAGCGCCCGCGCTCCGTGCGCCAGATCGGGGTTAGGTAGTTTTGGCACTCTTCCAGGGTCTTGAAGGTACCGGTCCAGTGCGTCGTTTTTGTGACGAACTTCTCCCAGGCGTAGACCCTGCTGCGCTGATTGTCACGCGGCCGACGCATCGTCTGCTTCTGCGAGCCACTCGATTGCTTCGCGTGCGATAGGTGCATCCCATCCAAACATCGACGCCTGCACTGCGGATCGAAGCACCGCTTCGCTTGCATATCGCTCGTTCAACTCTTCATGGCTCGGGTGGTACACCGGCCAATATCCCTTCTCGCCCAGCTTGACGGCGATGGTGGGTGCGTCCGTCTCGACAAGCGCCATGTGCGCCGGGACGAAGATCATGTTCTTGGTTTGCGGCAAAGCGCCGACGCTGGGTTGCATGAGTGGTACCTTTCTGTTGGTTTGGTTAATCTGCGTGCGGGCAATTGCGCGCAACGCTGCGTGTTGCTCTGGCTGCAAGTATATACCACGCACTTCGGTCTTGCCTTCTAAGGTGCGTCGCGCGCGGTAAAGCGATTGGCGTTCTGCAATGGTTAGTGCGGTCATTCTTCCATCTCGCGTAAAGCGATGCGTGCTTCGATGGCGTCGGCTTCGGCTTCAAGCTGGCGGGCCTGAATCAATAGACGCCATGCGTGCAGCACGATCATCGTGCGGGCTTTGATGCGCAGTGCTTGCGCCTGCGCGCGGAGTTCTTGAGCGTATTTCATAAAAGGGCTTCAGCCCACCATGTAGTAGTTATTGAGTTGGGTCTGTGCTTCGGCCCAGGTCCGCGCGTCGATGACGCAGGGGTGGACGCCGCCCACCTTGCGGGTGTAGTCGATGGCAAGGATGCCGGGGTTGCCTTTCGTGGGCTTGATGAGGTCCAGACCTTTGATCTGGGTTGCGCGGATAACGTATTGCTTGGCGGTCATGTTTTGCTTTCTACTTAGGCGAAGCTGGCGCTGAGGAATTCAACAAAAAACCCAGCGGCTTCCATCTCGTTTTGGACAATGTCCATCGCGGCGCTCAGGTCGTCGGCGTGGACGACCTTTGTGACTTCGGCTTGGCCGCGACATTTGATGGTGACTTTGATCTTGTTCATGCTGGGCTTTCTGTTGGTGTGCCCAGATTATAGCACGTCGTTAAAGCGTAACCCTGCAACCGCTTCTTCTGGCGTTGCCGCTTGCCGGATAATGCTTGGCTTGCCGGTCACTGGGTCAGGCAGCTCGGCGTCGGCCACAAACCATTGGACCGCGTCGAAGCGCGTGTGGACCGCAAAGAGGGCGTAGCGGTCAAACTCGCCAAAGAAGGTTTTGTCGCTGGCTTGCGAGCCAGCGTCCAGGGGGTTGTTTGCGGGAGCGCTAGGGAAGTTCATCGGTGTTCTTTCAGGCAGGGAAGTCGGTGCGCTTGACGGTCCATTTGTCGGTGATGGGCTTGCCGGTCTCGTCCTCGTCGATGGCGACGTGCACCACCGTCCGCAAAATCTGGGCAAAGCGTTTTTGTCCCGTTTTGTTGAACTCGATCTCAAAAGGGAAACCGTTCAGCGCGCCCCAGGAGTTGTCAGCGGCCAAGTAGAACTCGGCCCAGTGTTTCCGGCCGCTTTCGTCGCGCCACTCGATCTGGCCTACGGGTTTCTTCATGGGGGCTCCAAGGTGGGGGGTGGTTTGCATGCTTCGATTATAGCACGCCGTTATCCCATAACGGCGTGTTTAATTTTAGCCGCGCGGCCGGTGCGCGCAAGCGACGAAAATCACGTTCGGCTCGTCCTTGCGGAACACCGCGAGCCATTCCTGGGCGGTCGCTTCGGTCACGCCGCGCTCAGCGACCCAATGGTTGCCAACGGCGGCGTTGGTACGGCGGCTCCAGAGCGTGAGCGGTCGGTTCGTCATCATTTCTAGCTTTCTGTTTCGGGTGGGCATGATGCGATTATAGCATCCTGTTATCGCGTCACGCTTCGGTCGGGAGGTTGGTCAGCGTTTCGTCGTGCGTGTCCACGTTCAGGTCGATCTCGGCGTCGGGCATGTCGATCTCCAGGTCTTCGAGGTCGACGTTTTGCCACGCTTCGATCATCTCGCGCACGCCTTCGCCCTTCTCGCTTTCCTGCCAACGCTCGGACTTCTCTTCGAAGTCGTTCTCCCAGTCCTGGGAAACGTCGGCGGCGAAGAAGCGCGCTTCGCTAAGCACGCCGTTATAGGCGTCGAGCGCTTCTTGCAGCGTGTTGCGCGCGATGGTCAGCGCGTCGTTGAAGTCGGTCACGGCGGTGTCGACCTTGGCGCGTTCCTCTTCGAGGCGTACGGCCAGCGCGTCGCGCGCCCTTGTTTGTTCTGCTGAGAGTTTGAATGTCATGCTTTGCTTTCTTTGGCGGTGGTTGGGAAATTAAAATCTGTTCGGCAGATCGTGGTCGGCCATGATGCAGTTGATCAGACCGCGTGGGCCTTCGTGCAGCCGCATATAGGCGCGGAACGCTAGCTTGTCGCCGGTGTTGTCCAGGCGGCGCAGCTCCTTCCACGCTGGCTCGTTCATTGCCTGCAGCTCTTGCCGGGTGAACTTGCCAAAGAAGTCCAGGGTTGCGTTTGGGTTGGCTTCGAAGAATTTTGCGTGTTTCATGATCAGCGGACGTATTTGTTGCGAATGAGGTAGTCGAGCAGCGCGTCGTGCGTGCCAGTCTTGATCTTGCCGGTGTATTGGCCTTTGCGGTTCGTCAAGTTAATGTAGTGAACCGTCTTGCCTTCGCGCATGAGCGTGCCAATGATGCACGATGCGATGATCTTGTCTTCGAGCTTGCTGATCTTGTCGTGCTTCTCGATGTCGCGGTTGATGCCGCGCATCCAGCGGCCTTCTTCGATTTGTTCGGTTGTCTTGCGTGTCATTATCTGCTTTCTGTTGGTGTGCCGCAATTATAGCATCAGTACACAATCAGTTCCAAGCAGTGGCGTGCCTCGCGGATGCAAGCAATGGCGTGGTCCAGGTTCTTGTCGGCAAAGAGGCGCGCGTCAGCGATGCGACGCTTGGCGATCTGGTGATAGGCGTTGCGCGCTGGCTTCGGCACTTTGCGTGCGCGTGCTTCGAGCACCTTGACGGTTGCGAGGACTTCGGCGGCGGTTTCGATTTTCATTCTGTGCTTTCTGTTGGTGTGCAGGTATTGTAGCACAGCCCTTGCGGGCTGTTTTGCTTTAGGCGTATGTGGTCAAGGTGCCGTAGAAGCCAGCGAAGTCCGGGTCGGTGCAAGGTGCATACACACCATCCTTTGCCAATGCGCCCAGGTATCCCGACCATTGCTTCGGCGTAATCGCGTCCTTGACCTTTGCGTAGGCGTTGTCGAGGTTGACCGTGTTGCCGTATTCAATGGATGCCAGCATGGCGAGGTGCGCGGCCAGCTTCAGGTTGCCTTTGATCAGGGCGATGCTCAGGAGGTGGGCTTTGACTTTGGTCATTTGGTGCTTTCTGTTTGGGGTTGCGATGTGGCAATTATAGCATCGCGTTATCGCGTCACGCAAGTCTTTGCGGCTTTTGTTGCTTTTGTGCGAGCTTGCTTGGCGCGCAGCGCAGCCCAGTAGGCGACCACAACACGCGCCCTTGCCAATTGGTGCGGCTCAAATTTGTCCGCGCGTGCGACCATGTCGGCGGCGGTGCCCAGGGTCATCGTGAGGTCTTGCTTGCTGATCTTCATTCTGTGCTTTCTGTTGGTGTGCCGCAATTATACCATCAATCGCGTCGCTCAATTAAACAACGGCGGTACACGCCAGATTCACCGCGCACTGGCCTAACTCGAAAGCCAAGTTCCTCCAGGTCTTCGACGTTCTGTACGCTTAGCGTCCGAGTTGCCGTGCGGATGTTGGGGTGCCTATTAAAGTAGACGACCATCTCGTCCACCGTGTTTTCCTTGTCGCGTTGCTTCATGCTTTGCCTTTCAGAGTAGTCGCAGTTCAAAGTAGGAACCGGTTTCCAGTAAGCGTTTAACCGCTTCCAGCGCGTCGATTTTTCCGACCAAGCGATTGTAGCTTGATGCGACGCTGGGGTTTTCCCTTTGCTCGCGCAGCGCTGGCAGGCGTGCGCGCAATTCGTTCAGGGTGTAATCGACGGCCATGAGTGGGGGGTTAATTTTCACAGTGCGCTGCCGAAGAATTCGTTGATCTCGGTCAGGGTTTCGCTGACGTGCGCGAGGTCGCCTACTTTGCCCCAGGAGGCGAAGCTGTCGGAACCGGGCTTGACCGGCGTGGTTTTGTGCTTGGCGAGCTTGGCTTGCAAGGTGGCGATCTGGGCTTCGATGTTAGCGACGTGCATCGCGTAGGCTGCGGCGGCGGTGGGCTTGGAGGTCATTTGCTGCTTTCTGTTTGGGGTGTCGATGGCGCAATTATAGCGTGCGGTTAAAGCGTAACGCAATAGGGGCTAAATAAACCCGACCTGCTTGGTCGGGCTTTGCCTGCTTTACAGCACTTTGGGGCGGTTGATCGTCGTCTGGGCAACGCCGTTGTAAGCAGTGTGCTCTTTGATCGTTGCCTTGACCGTTACCGTCTCGCCTTGCTTGCCAAGCTCCGAAGTGCCTTTGTACACCACCGAGTTGCCGTTGGCGTCGGCGCAAATATGCAGGTAGGAGGTGCCGTACATGCCTTCCATTTCCATCAGCTTATTGATCGTCAGCGTAAAGGTCTCGCGCTGGCCGATTGTGCTCAGGTGGCGTCCAGAGGTTGCCGGTGCGTTGCGGGCTGCGACCTTCGCGGCTGCTTTTTCTTTCTGCTTGGCAAGCATGCTGCGACCTGCGTTCAATTGGGCAGGGCTTAGCGTTCCGCGCTCTTCGTAGGAAGCCATCAGGGATTTTGCAAACTCGGACCAGTTGGACGCTTGGCGCAGGCAGTCGAGGACTTCCTGGGCGTCGGTGTTCTCGCGGAAGAACTTGTCTTGCGAGGCGTTCTTGATCCGGCGCTTGATGGCGGCTTCGTAAGCGGCTTCGTCTTCGATCACGCGGACTCGGGTGAATGTGTGGTTGGCGTTCATTTCGTGCTTTCTGTTTGGGGTTGCGATGGCCCAACTATAGCACGCCGTTAAAGCGTAACGCAATAGGGCCAGCCATAATCCCGACTAAATTAGTGGGGATTGATTTGGCTATTGCCCAGCTAGCAACAATGTGTTAGCAAATATGCCTTGGTTTTGCGCCGGACATGGCGTACCGTGTCCGTGGTTTGCTTATGTCCGGCTTAACACTCATCGCATCGGCTGCACCTCCTCCTAAGCTGGCGGTGCTGCTGCGGGCCAAGGCACGGCCGTTACGTCGGGGGCTGTTGCGATGCAAACGCTGCGGCTCCCAGACCTACGCCCGCGTCGTGAACGGCGCTATCCAGGGCAGGCGCGGGCCAACTGGCGGCACGGTCATCTACGCCTGCGTCTGCTTCGATTGCCTGATGGGCGGCATTACCACCGCGATGATCTGGGACATGGAATCCATCGCATCCGATCCAACTCCCAAGGGGAATTGAAGCATGTACCTGACGCGAAATGTCATGATGAAATACCGCGCACCCGATCCTGATCCTCCAGGCGGCGGCGGCGCTCCACCACCTCCACCGCCCCCAGCCCCACCGGCAATTCCCGAGAACCTGAAGCCCGTCGTGCAAGGCATGATCGAGGCGGCTGTCAATGAGCAGGTCGCAGGGCTGAAGGCAAAGAACGGCGAGTTGATTGGCAAGGAGAAAGAACTCAAGGCCAACCTCGCGCAGTTCGAAGGCATCGATCCTGAAGCCGTTCGCACCATCCTCAAGAGGTTTGTGGACGATGAAGAGGCGGGCCTGATCAAGCAAGGCAAGCTAGACGAGGTGCTCAATAAGCGCACCGAACGTATGGCTGCGGATTGGGACAAGAAGGTCAAGGCGGAAACCGCGCGGGCCGACAAGCTGAAAGCGAAGGCCGACAAGCTGGCCGAACGCGCAATGGCCGAATCAATCATCAAGGCATCGCAGAAGGCAGGAGCGCTGCCTGAAGCAACTGAGGACATCGTGCTGCGCGCTAAGGGCGCGGGCTGGACCATCGACGACGATGGCAACGTGATCGCTATGAACGGCGATACCGTTGTCTTCGGGAAGGATGGCAAGACGCCACTCACACCCGAGGAGTGGGCTGCATCGCTGCGCGAGAACGCGCCACACCTCTGGCCGAGGGCACAGGGTTCCGGTGCAATGGGCACCAACGGCGCTGCCAAAGGCGGTCCCGATCTTTCAAAACTCCCGCCCGAGGCACGCATAACCCAATACCGCGCTCAGCAGGCGGTGGGGGCATCGCGCTAGAGGTGACATCCTTTAAGGTGATCAAATGGCACTGACACTCGTCGAAGCCGCCAAGCTGAACTCTGGCGACATCGTGCGCTCTGCCGTCATCGAAATGTTTGCGCAAGAATCGGACATCCTCCAGGTCTTGCCGTTCGATGACATCGCAGGTAACGCACTGAAGTACAACCGCGAAGGCTCGCTCCCAGGCATCAGCTTCCGGGGCGTGAACGAGGCATTCCCGGAGTCGTCCGGCGTGCTGAATCCGCAGACCGAAGCACTGGTGATTGCTGGCGGCGATCTGGACGTGGACCGCTTCATCATCCAGACGCAAGGCCAAGGTGTGCGCGCAACGCATGAGCGCATGAAAGTGAAGTCCCTCGCGGCGGGCTGGACGCAGAAGTTCATCAAGGGCGATTCATCGACCAACCCACGCGAGTTCGACGGCCTGCAGAAGCGTCTGGTGAATGCGCAAGTCATTTCGGCAGGCGCGGCATCAGGCGGCTCTCCGTTATCGCTCGGTGTGATCGACGACGCAACCGATACCGTCGACAACCCGACGCACTATCTGATGTCCAAAGCCATGCGCCGGAAGTTCACGGCAGCGGCGCGCACGACGGCCGTCGCAGGCTTCGTGACCTACAGCGCGGACGCATTTGGTCGGCGCATCTCGAACTACAACGATATCCCGTTGCTCGTCGCATACGGTGCGAACGGCGGCGACGACATCCTGGGCTTCGACGAAGCAGCGGCATCGGGTCCGGCAACGGCAACGTCGCTCTATATCCTGAGCATCGGTCCCGGCCGCATCCAAGGAATCCAGAACGGCCCAATGGACGTTCGCGACCTGGGCGAGCTGCAAGCCGCGCCAGTGTTCCGCACTCGGGTCGAATGGTACAACGGCATCGTGATTGAACACGGTCGTGCCGCTGCGCGCATTCGGCACATCAGCAACGCAGCACTCGTTGCTTAAGGAGAACAAACATGGCTTCTCGCACTTATGACAATCTGACGCTGCTGAAAGACGCAGGCGTTGTTACCGTTGACGCTGCCGCGCAAGTGGCCGGTGCTGCTCGCGTCGTTGACGTAGGCGATGCGCACTTGGATGCCATCGCTGTTGTCGACACCAGCGCCGTCGACGTATCTGGCGGCAACGCCTACACCGTGCGCATCCAAGGCTCGCTCCTGCTTGCCTTTGGCACGCCGGTCGAACTCGCAGCACGCGAAGTGAAGACGACGGGGCGTCTCGAGATCCCGTTCAACAACGAGGTCAGCGGCGTCTACTACCGTTACATCCGTGCCTTCAACGACACCAGCGGTGCTACGCCGACGATCAACAGCACGATCTTCCTGGCAAAGCCATAAGGAGCACACAATGAAAATCGGACTACGCTATACCGGCGACGATGAAGCGCTCAACAAGAAATTGGAAGCGACTGAAGGCGTCCAATACTTCGAGCCCATCGACGCACGTGAGATTCTCTCGTCGCCTGGGCAGGACTACGAGATCGACGAAGAGTCACGCAAGCTGATCGGCATGCAATTCGATCCGCGTCTGAAGGGCGAAGGCGACGACGCCGTCAACATCCCGCAACTGCAAGGCGCGGACGCCGAGTTGCAGACGGGTCTGTCGGCCGAGAAGTATGGCCGCAGTCAGGTCGTCAAGGCGGTGCCGGACGTGGCACCCACGGCAATGAATCCGATGACCACGTCGGGTCGGCCGTTGGACATCGACGAGGTCGGCAAGGACGCGCCTGTCGATCCGCGCGCAGGGTACCAGCAAGCGAAGGAAACGTCGCGCGCATCTGAAGGCATGACGACCGACGAGATGCGCACTGCGCTCAAAGAGAAGAATGTTCAATTCCCGGCCGATGCGAAGAAAGCAGAACTCGCGGAATTGGTCGACCGTCACAACGCGCGCTAAGCGCGACGTGAGAACGACGTGGCTGCTACAGCTACGAATCCAAGGCTCTTTACTCTTTCAGGAGAATTTCTCATGGCAAAACCCGACGATCCAGGCTCGCAAGGTCGTAGCAACGCACCCGGTCAAGGCGGCGGCGCACCCGGCAAGAGCGGCGAAGCTGGGCGCGGTCACTCGCCCGAGGCGAAGGCCGAACGCGAAGCGCGGCGTGCGCGCGGCGAGAATGTGCCCGAGCCACCGGAAGACGAACAAAGCGGCCCGACGACTGCCCCAGGCGGCGACGAGCCGACGATCAATCCTCTGAACAAACCCTAACCGGCGTTCTCCTGTGTCCGTAGTTGGCGGACGTAAGTTACTCCGGCCCAACGGCCGGAGCTTTTTAATCGAGAGGCTAAAGATGACAACTGCAAAGAAGGCAAGCGCATCTATCGTTGACGATGAAGCTGCGCTCGTCGAAAAGATTGCTCAGGACATCCAGCCGACAGGCGGCGTCGAGGTCCGGCAGAACGCAAAGGCGTTGCCAGCGTACGCAAGCGAGCCAGCTAACGGTGCGCCGTCGACTGGGCCAAGTGCAGAGACAGGCATGACGGCGGTTGTCGATAGCTCGCAGCCGGTGTCGAGCGCGGATGCTGCGCCTGTGCGGATGGTGAATGCTGAGGGCGTCGAAGCTGAGATCGATGCGGACAACGTGAAAATCCATGAGCGTTCCGGCTGGAAACGCGTCAAGGAAGAAGAGGCTTGAAGCATCATGCCAGTAGCCGTCTACCCGGCTCCCGGTTATGATTCCTTTATCAGCCTAGAGGATGCCAATGCATATTTGACGGCTCTCGGATACGCGAAAAACGTTTGGGACAATAAGTCGACAAGCGAGCGTGAAGCAGCACTGCGACGTGGGACACAATTCATCTATGCGCGTCGTCTGTTGCCCGAGGCATTGTGGGACACCACGACGACACCGGCGACGGCGCGCGTGCATCCGAACGTCGCTGCCGCAACAGCCGAAGCCGCGCGGCGGCACGTCGAAGGTAGTTTGTATGGCGACCTGCCTTCTGCGCCGGTCCTCGAGAAAACAGTTGGGCCGCTGACGCTGCGTTATGGTCAGCCGACTATTACGAGCGAAGCGGCGCGGTATCCAGTTATCACAGACTTGCTCTATGGCCTGACGTACACAAACTCGTCAGGGTATGGCGCTGTGACTTTTGAAAGAGTGTGATGGCATCTGCGCTATACGGCGAGCTAGCCCAGGCGGCGGTCGACCTGCTCAATGAGCTAGGTCAGATCGTTCTGCTCACGCGCTCAGCCGCAGGTAGCGGATACGATCCAGATCAAGGCGTCGTCGAAGATGGCGGCGAACAAGTGTGGAGTGCAAATGGTGTTGAGTTTGAATATGCGCAACGTGAAGTCGACGGTAGTCTCATACAAAGTGGAGATCGTCGCGTGCTTATTGCTCCTAACTTGGGCACGATGCCGCAGAGCGGTGATGTCGTCACGCTTGGTGCATATCGTCTCGAAGTGGTGGAGTCACGCCCGCTACAACCTGCTGGCGTAGTCGTGCTGCATGAAGTGCAGGCAAGAGGTACATGACATGAGCTTCAGCGAAGACATCAGGAAATTCCAACGCAAGACGAATCTGTCGATGGACGTGATCGTGCGAAGGGCCATCATTCAAATGGGCGGTCGCATGGTTGAGATGTCGCCAGTCGACACCGGCCGGTTTCGCGGAAACTGGATGCCCGGTATTGGCTCGCCAAATACGTCGACTATCGAGGCAGTCGATCCTGATGGGTCGACGACCATAGCGCGCATCACTGCGGCCTTTGCAAATGTGCGGGCTGGCGGTGTTCTCTACGTCACTAACTCGTTGCCATACGCGAGGCGTCTGGAATATGGTTGGTCGAAGAAGGCTCCTTCACCTCCAGGTATTGTGCGCGCAACTGTGCAAAGCTATACGGCATATATAGCGTCGGAAGTTAGGGACGTTAAATGAGCATGCCGCAAATCCGTCGTGCACTCGAGAAGCATCTAGCGGCGCTTGCACCGGCTTTGCCTACAGCTTGGGACAACGTGTTCTTCTCGCCACCGGCCGATGGCTCGGTGTACCAAGAAGTGAAGATGATTCCCAATTCACCGATCAAGACGATGGATACGCTCACGATCATCGAGCAAGGAATGATGCAGGTTGCGTTGTGCTATCCGCAGGGTAAAGGTCCGAGGGACGCTGAGAACCGGGTTGACGCATTACGTGCTCATTTTCGTCGGGGCACGACGTTAGTCGAAGGCGGCATTTCAACGATCATTACTGAAGTTCCTGTCGTGGCTGCTGGTGTGCCTGACGAGGGACAGTGGAAGATTCCGGTGACTATCTATTGGCAAGCGCAAGTAGATAGTTGAAGATCAACGCGTTGTTCTTTGAGGACACATCATGGCAATCGCAAAAGGTGCAAACAAACTCTTGATCGCAAAGCGGCAAACTGTAAAGGGTACGCCTGCGGTCCCAAGCGTCGGCGGGCAAGTCATTCGTCGCGACACATCGACCTTCGACCGCACGAAAGAATCGTACACGACTGAATCTGAACAGACATCGCGCAAGCAACTCATGTCGTCGCGTCATGGCGCGGTGACTGTCAATGGCTCGGTGTCCTCGCTATTTTCGCCGGGTACGTTTGCGGACTTCTTCGCAGCGTTGCTGATGCGCGAGTTCACAGCCATCGCGCCCATCAGCGCCGTGACGGTCTCTGTCGCTGGCACTGGCCCGACATATACCTTCGTCCGCACGCTTGGCTCGTGGCTGACGGACGGCGCAAAGATCGGCCGCGTCATTCGCCCGACGCTGGGTCTCAACACGAACTCGCGGCGGAACTATCTGATCACTGCGGTGTCGGCACTGAGCATTTCAGTGCTGCCTCTCAACCGCAAAGCGCCGACGATTGAGTCGACCGTTTCAGGCTGCACGTTCACATTCCCAGGCGGCATCACGTTCGTGCCTGAGACGGGGCACACCGACATCTACTACACCTTCGAGGAATGGTTCCCCGAGGTGCCGCGCAGCCAGATCAATCAGGACTGCAAAGCGGCGTCGGTGAATGTGCGCTTGCCTGGGTCGGGTAACGCTGGACTGGACTGGACCTTCCTTGGCCTTGACCAGACCAAAGCTGCGACGCGCTATTTTTCGGCACCGACGAATGAAACGACAACCGGCGTCATGGTGGCGGCTGGCGGTGCGCTGATCGTGAATGGCACGCGTCGCGGCACGGTCACCGATCTTTCATTCAATCTCGATGCTCGCGGTGCGGTGGCTGACCCGGTCGTCGGTGACGTGATCCGACCGGACGTGTTCACCGGGAAGCTGATGGCGAGCGGAAGCTTCACGGCCTACTATGACAGTGCAGACATTCCCGATCTTTACGATGATGAAGTCGAGACGAGTATCGTCTCTGCGCTGGCGGCAAGCAATGCAGACACGGCGGACTTCAATACGTTTTCGCTGCATAAGATCAAGCTCAATTCCAGTACGCCTGATGACGTTGAGACAGGGCTGAAGCGCACGTACAACTTCGTCGCGCTGTTCAACGATGTCGGCGGGCCGTTGCTGGCTGCAAACGCGACGACGATTGAGCTTCAGGACAGCGCGGTCGTTCCTTCGTAAACAAAACTCAGGAGAAGCATCATGGCAGATGGCGACAAGCTCACAGGCACATTCGTCGGTACGTTCTCGGGCACGTTCACGCCTGCGCCTGCGCCATCACCAGCGCCGTCTCCGACGCCACCATCGCCTGCACCTGGGCCGACACCGGCACCGCCTGCGGTGCAAGCCGAGAGCCCCAGCGGCACGACGCTGCCGCCTGCGCCTGCCATCTTCGATAGCCAAGGCGTGCGGTGGTCCGTGGCCAACGACAAGATTCGTCGCGACGGCGTTGATACCGTTTCGTCGAACGTGGCGCTGCTGCTTTATCACAGCGGCGTCGTCTATCAAAAGAACAACGCTGGTGGCTGGTGGAAGTGGCAAAACAATACGTGGGTCGATTCCTTCGATCCGCGCGTCTCGACATCAGCACCGCCGTCATCGCCAGCGCCATCGCCTGCACCTGGGCCGACACCGGCACCATCAGCGGATATCCCGCTAGTGCAGTCGCACAATAATATGCTCCAGATGGGCAAGGACGTCACGTACTGGCTCGAAGACAATATGTGGGGCACGGCCGGTATGACGCGCGGCACCTACACAGGCGTCACCGGCAACAAGTACGAATCGTCATTCGGGCGCGGTGCAACCGTTGGCCCGAATGGTGAAGTCGCGTGGCGTGTTGCTTGGAAAGTGCCGAAGGGATCATCCGAGGTCAAGGGCTATCACGCCGTGCTGTTTGGTGCAAAGCCTGGGTATCAATCGGATTGGAATAATCCAAGCGGCTTCGCTATCACGTTGCCTGATGGAAGCGTCTCAACCAAGGCACCATCTGGTGCGACGCCTGGGTCGTTCTTGCCGATACCCGCGAATGGTCGACTGCCGCCGATCTACTGTTCATTCGATTATCGGTATCCAACGGGACGCCCGCAAGGTTTGGGTCAACTGACCTTCGACATCTGGTTGCAGGATAGTCCGCAACAGATTCACGGCTTCAAGTGCCCACCGATCTCGCATGAGATCATGATCATCCTCGACAACTGGGGTGGCTATGGTGCGTATCCAACGGGGCGTAATCCGGGTTGGTACAGCCATGACGTGACGCTTGATGGTCATCTCTGGCACGTGTTCTTTGTGCGGCCGTTCGCTGGTGGCTGGGCGTTCATCTGTTTTGTGCCGTCTACCAAGATCGATCCCGGCACGCTGAACCTTGCCACGATCTTGAACCATCTCACGACGCGCACGGCCAAGGATGGCAAGCCATTCGCAACAGGCAACGAGCATCTCGTCGATATCGAGTGCGGCGTCGAATCCGTCGAAGGCACGGGTGATGTGCAAGTGAGCAACTACAGAATATGGAAGTGATATGGAATTAGATCAAGTTCAGGAAGAGCCCAACACGCAGCGCGTTGCTGTTGCCTGGGATGAAGAGGGCGAGCCGACCGATGGCTTCATCATCGTCGGCAAAGACTCGGAAGAGTACCAGCGCACGTTGTCGGGTCAGCGGCAGAAGGCCATTCGTCGGCAGGCGGTCAAACGCACGCGCTTTGATCTCAAGAGCGAAGAAGGTGCGGAGCAGCTTGACGCTACGTTGCGGCAAAACGAGTTCGAGATTGCCGCTGCGGTAGTCGTCGGATGGTTTGGCTTTACGTCCAAGGGTCAACCAGCGCCATTCGTCAAGGAACGTGTGACGCAGATACTTGCCGTCAAACCAAGTTGGAAGGATCGCATCCTTGCAGCACTCGAGGATGAGGCGGGTTTTTTGAAGCCATCACAGTCGACATCTGCTCATACGTCGAAGCCGGTGCTCGCGGTGGCAAAAGAGGTAAAGACGGCGTAGCGTTGATCGAGACGCTGCATGTTGTTGAAAGGATGACGGGTGTTGCTCCTGACGAACTCACTGAACTTCGCAGCCATGTGCTGCCTCCTGGGACTGACTATCTTTGGGAGTGGTTCATTCGTCTTAGCAGCACGCGCACACCGGGCTTTGGTGGCTTTGCAGCTATCTCAGAGGCAGAGTTGCGCGCCTTCTTTGCTAACCGAAACATTGAGCCGACGCCGTGGGAATTCGACACGCTCGTTCGTATGGATAAGGCTTTGCGCGATGCATCTGCTGACGACGAGAAGAAGCCTGCCGAAGAAGTCGAGGAGTAGTCTGTGGACATAACTACACTTGGCATCGGTCTTGACTCGCGTCAAGTTGACGACGGGAGAAGGGCGCTCGATGACTTTTCGAAGTCTGCTGAGAAAGCAGAGAAGGCCGCTGAAGGTGTTGGCAAAGGCGCGAAGAAGGGTGCCAGCGATGTAAAGAGTTTTGAAGATCAAATGACTGCGGCGTCGGTCAAGGGTGCTCTTTTTGCTGACGCTATTCAGAAGGGTGTGCAGATAGCAATTGATGCCGTCAAGCAACTTTATGCATTGATGTCAGAGGCGGGTGATTACGCAGACCTTGCCGATATGACAGGCGCATCTGCGGTCAACATTGCGAAGCTCCAGACGGCGGCAGATGTGGCCGGTATATCCATGCAAAGCATGGCAGGCCACATGAGTGCGATGACGCGGATACTCAAGGCGACCGATGAAGAAGGCGACAAAGCAGCGCGAGCGTTGGCGCGCATCAACATCAAGTACGAAGACTTCATAAAGCTGGACCCGGCAGAACGCGTTGCGGCGCTCGGTGTTGCAATGGGCAAGTACGCAGATGGCGTTGAAAAGACAGAGATATTGCAGGCTGTGGCTGGCCGAGGTGCTGCTGAACTAGGTAAGGCAATAAAGGTTCTCGCAGATGAGACAGCGTTCGCAACGCGACTCAATAATGAAATGATTCAGTCGGTCGATGGCTTGAATGACGCTAACGCTGAATTCACATCGAAGTCGCGACAATACATTCAAGCGATACTAGTTGGCACTGTACCTGCGACCGAGGCATTCAAGCTCGTGATTAAAGAGACGACTGCATCCATGTTTGGGATGGGCGATGCGGCTGATGCACTCGGTGCGAATCAAGGGGCGAACAGTTTTTCTGAAGCTGTCGGGCACGGGCTTGCTGGTGCAATCACTGCTTTTCAGTTGATCTACCGGGTTGTTGAAAGTGTCATCAATGCTGTAGTGTCGTTAATTAAAGTCATCATCGACTTGGGTACGATGGACTTTTCAGCGGCATACAAGACCGTAGAAGATTTGGGCGAGAAGATAAAATCTATTTGGTCCGAAGATTTTGCCGCGATCTCTTTTGGCAACACGCAAGGCTTCAAGGGAAGTTTTCAAAAGAAGCTCGATCTGATGTCCAAGGCTGCGCGAGAAGCAGCGGCAATGGCAGCGGGCGGTGAAGGTTCAGAAGAGGCGAAGGAAAGAATACGTCAGGGGCAAACCGACAAAGAAATAGCGGACGCCAAGAAGAAGGCAGATGAACTCGCAAAGATTGCGAAGAAGGCTGCCGAAGATGCAATCAAGCTAGCGCAAAAACAAGCCGATGATTTCGACAAGATCGTCGGCGGCGGCACTGCGAAGGCTGCTGGATACAACGATGACTTCATCGACTCGATGAAGATCATTAATGCCGAAAGCAAGAAGCGCAACTACACCGAAGAGCAGTACCGCACTATTGTTGATTCGCTGCTGAAGCAGCAACCGTTCTATGTGCAACAGCTCAAAGAGCAAGCTGAAGCGATGGAGAAGTACGTCGAGCTTGAGCAAAAGATGATCGACAAGGCGGCAACAGATGATGCCGCTACGCTAAAGGCATCAGCAGAAGCGGCGACGGCGGCAGAAACAGAACTCAAAAACTTCGGCAAGCTGAAGAGCGAGATTGCCGAGACGACGTTGCTGCGATTGAAAGATACGCTTGAGATGGTCAAGGCCGATCCGGTTAGCCGTGCCTTTTATCAGCAGCAAATTTCGGATCAACAAAGAGTCGTGAATGCGTTGAAGGGCACAGAGTTGCTTGAGGCGCATAAGAAGTTAGCGGATGAAGCGAAGAAGGAATACGACAAAGCCTGGGAGCAGGTCGGACAATCGTTTGCCGATCAACTCATGCAAGGCGGTCGCTCTGCATCCGACTACATCAAGAATCTATTCAGGACGATGATTCTTCGTCCGACAGTCATGGCCGCATTTTCTGGCGGCGGTAGCGGCGGCGGTGCTGGCGGTGGCGGCATCAACATGGGCAACGCGACAAGCATGTACGGGATGTACAACGCCTACAGCAGCGGCATGGGCTTGTCAGGGATGGCGGGCGGCGCAGGGGTCGGTGGCGCGGTGGGCAATATTGCGGCGGGCTACGCCGGGGCTACAGGCGGCGGCTTGGCGTTGTCAGGGGTGGGCGCGGCCGGACCCATCATGTCGACCAGCGGGGCGGCTGGCGCGGCCTTTGAGGGCTACATGGCCTCGACGGGCATCATGGCTGCGGAAGGCGGCACCCTGGCCGGTGCAGCCGGTGCCGGTGCAGCCGGTGGTGCCGGTGCGGGCGCGAGTGCTGCGCTCGCTGCGGTGCCGGTTGCCGGGTGGGTCGCGCTCGCGGCGATTGCCGCTTATGCAGCGTACAAGAAGTGGGGCAAGCACAAAGGCGGGCCAAAGGTCGAAGGCTCGTTCGGCTTGGATAGTGGCACGTTGATCGGCGCATACGGTAATCAGATGGACACCAACGCCGCACGTGCGGTGTCGGATTTGAACTCTCAGTATCGGCGCATGGCGACGTTGCTTGGATCGTCGAATCAGAATATGCAATTCGGCGTTGGCTACTCGATGGACCCGGCTGGCACAGCGCCGTCGATGGTGCACATTCGCAGCG